TTTAATAGCAATTGGAAATCAAAATATAGTTTTGACGGGTAATCCAACAAAGACCTTCTTCAAATCCACGTATTATAAATATACAAATTTTGGGTTACAAAAGTTCAGAATAGACCAAACAGGACAAATGGAATTAGATGTAACCAAAAGTTCGAATTATAGTTTTAAAATACAACGTTATGGTGATTTATTAATGGATACATATTTAGTCATTAAATTACCGAGAATATGGAGTCCAATATTGAAATATAATAATGACTATAGACCTTATGAGTTTAAATGGATAAAACAAATAGGATGTCAAATTATTGAGAGCGTGAATATAACCATTAACGGATCAACAATTCAAAAATTTAGCGGGCACTATTTGCAGAATATTGTAGAGCGAGATTTTGATGCGCATAAAAAAGCGCTATTTGATATTATGACGGGCAACACCGCTGAATTTAATGATCCCGCAAATTTTAATAATAGAAATAATAACTATCCAAGTGCATTTAATCTTTCAAATATTAGTCCCGATATAAGCGGTATTGAACCATCAATACGTGAATTTAATTTATATATACCGATCAATTCTTGGTTTACAATGTCTTCAATTATGGCCTTTCCGCTAATTTGCTTACAATATAGTGAATTAGTTATTAATTTTAGATTGCGACCTCTAATGGAATTATTTACAATTAAAGATGTATTGTATGATAACTCAGATAATCTTATACCATATAATAATTTTCCTCAAATACAAGCAAATCAAAATACTATTGCATATCAATTTAAAAGATTTGTTAATCCTCCTCCGCAGCGCGATTTGCTGAAAGCTGTTGATACTTATCAAGGCTTAAAATCAACAATTAATAGCGATATTCATTTAATATGTACACAATGTTTTTTAGGAGAAGAAGAGCGAACATATTTTGCAAAAAATAGTCAAAATTATTTAATAACTGAGGTGTCTGAATTTAGCTTTAAAGAAGTTATTAGATCTCATAAAATTAAAGTGGAATCAAATGGCTTAGTTAAAAATTGGATGTGGTATTTTCAAAGAAGCGATGTTAATCATCGTAATGAATGGTCTAATTATACAAACTGGTTATATGAGGACAAGATACCAAATGACTTGCTAAAATTAGAATTTGGTAGTGGTACAAACAGGTATAAATATTACACTCCGCATTTTAGCTATGGTGGTGACATTTCAAAAAACATTTATATAACAGGCAACACCCCTTCTACAAGCGAACAAACAAATCAATGCGAAATAATGAGAACTTTTGCTATAATTTGTGATGGTAAATATAGGGAATATAATTTTGATAGCTCAATATATAGTAAAATAGAGAAATATACCAAATCTAACGGTTCATGCTCCAAAATCGGTTTATATAGTTATAATTTTTCATTAACAACTGATCCATTTAAGCACCAACCCAATGGAGCATTCAATACAAATTTTTTCAAAACAATTGAATTTGAGTATAGTAATTATAGTAATCCTCCATTTGATCTAAGTGCGAGTTTTAGAACTATTTGCGAAGCATCATCAAATGTAATTATTGGAACAATAAAAGACCCAACAAATATTTATAAATATCACTATAATTTATATGTTATTGAAGAAAAATATAATGTTTTAACATTTCAAAATGGATTAGCAGGACTAATGTGGAGCAGTTAATATACTATAGTTTTATTTTAGCTACTCGTCGTGTTCCATGTCCGTGTTGTTTCTTAGCTTGTTTTGCTAATTTTAGTGCCTTAGAATTATTAGAGCAACCTTCCTCAAGAATATTATAATCAACTGCTGCAGCTTTTCCACCACTTATTGAGCTTGCTAAACGGGCAAGTCCCCAGCTTTGCGCTGTCTGATTAGGTCTTGAACCTGATGAAAAATACGCTCCTTGTCCTTTATTCACGATTTTACGCAAAGAATTTATAGAGCATCCTGTCTTTTTAGAGAGATTTGCGTTTACAACAATATTATTTAAGTTGTATATTTTTTGTGCTTTTAATAAATGTTTCGATTTTTGCGATTTATATGATTTAACTTTTTTGCGTGTAATATAAATATTCTTATTGTACGCATTTCTTGATTTCTTAAGTTGACTAAGTTGCTGCTTTTTGTCTTTCAAATTAAGGCGTTTTGGTAAATATTTTATAGGTATATTCATAATTATATATATAATTATATATATAGCAATAAAAATATTATTTGTAGCTAATTCTTTATATTTCTTTCATATATATATAAATGAAAGAAAAGCTGATTAAATTTGAAAAGAGTAAAATCAAGGGTAAAAAATATACCGCCTATGTTCAAAATAAGGCAACAAAAAAAATACGTAAAATACATTTTGGCGCTTCGGACTATGAGCAATATAAAGATAGAACTCCGCTAAAATTATATTCATATAAAAATCATAATAATCGCAAACGCATGCAAAACTATTTTAGCAGACATTCTGGAACCAAAAAACGAGCTCCGGCTATAGCTTTAGAAAAAAAGAAATCGCAAGGTTTTTATAATGCAAAAATTCTAAGTCATATTTATTTATGGTGACTATAATATTTTATAAAATATTTTATATAAAATATTTTATATAATATTTTATATTTATATAAAATGTTGTTAGAATTTTTCACAGAATTTATAGGCACCTTTATTTTCTTAGCAGTAATATTAAAAACAGGCGATGCTTTAGCAATAGGTATTGCTCTTGCTGCTGTTATTTATTTTGGTGGTAAAGTTTCGGGCGGCAATTTCAATCCTGCTGTAAGTTTTATGATGTTATTATCAAAGAAAATGGATGTTACTAAATTTATTGTATTTGTAATTGCTCAGCTATTGGGAGGAACCTGTGCCTTTTTATATCACACTTATACTAAATAAAGTTATTTAGCAATCAGCATTTAGCAATCAGCATTTAGCAATTTAGCAATATTTTTATATTAATTATTTAACATAAAAATATTTTCGCAAAGTAAATTTTAAAAATTAGGAATTTCATAATATGCTTCTGGACCACAATATTTAAATGTAGAATTACCTGTTATACTTTCTTGACAATCATAAACATTGTTTTCATCTTTATTGTATGTAAAAAATGTAGGAGCTGTTGTTTGGATACTATTATTATCAAAAACCATTTGTTGATTATAGGTGTGTTCTCTCGGTCCTGATATATTTTGAAGCTGTTTTTCATAGAAACTATTAATAGCACTCAAATAGGAAGTTATTACACTAACAGGAGCATTTCCTGATGAAGGAATAGTTTCTAATCTTCTTAATTCCATTTCTAAGTCATTATTACTTGGGTATGAAGTATCTCGTAATGAACCTAAAGCACTATAAGAAGCATCACCAAGTCCACCTAAAGAAATAGGCTGTCCTGATGTTCCAAAATAATCATTGTTGCTAAAGTCCGCTAATTGATCTGCCGTAAATGAGCCGCTAAAATCAGTCTTTACTTCTCCCATACAATTAAAAAACTGTTCAGGATTTAATAAATATGAATTTCCTAATAGTGGGGCATATGGTGTGTAGTTTTGTGCATTTTTAACATTAGTAACAAGCGAGTAACTAATATCAGTCCTTATAGTTAAAGGTATATTAGGTAAAGCACTTGTATAACCATTGCGTAAGTCATTCAAAATAGGAGTAAGACTATTAATTTGACTGGGTGTTAAATCCGATCGTTGTAGTTGTCGCTGTGTTGTATTTGATGTTGTAGATATACTATCATCAATTTGTTCAAGTTGAGTTATAATATTATTCAATGATATCTCACTAAACCCATTTAAATTTCCTGGAGTAGGTCCTCCAAGTATTGCTCTAATTCCATTTCTGATATTACTAAATGAAATAAAATTTAGAATATCTCGTGGCATACTTTTTGGATCAGTAAAAATATTAAAACTTGCTTCTCTTTTAGAAAATAACATACCTCTCTTATTAAATAATGAACCAGATGGTTCCAATGTGTTACATATTCGCAATGTTTGAGCTAATACTGTTCTTGAAACATCTAACGCTCCTGATAATGCAGAGGGTTGACTTATATATCTTTTTATATCTAAGCAATCTGATATATTGTCGGTGTTATCTTGAATAACGCTGTAATTGAAATTTATATTACTATTATCATAAAATGAACTTCCAGAGCAACAAGTAATATCATTTATGCCTTCACCTATATTTCTATTTGATAATGCCGATCGTTCATCTATAGATGTAATATTGTCAAACATACATTGAGATTCCCATTCGCAAAAAACATTATTTGTTATAACATTAGAAATGTCTAATTTATATCTGTCTCCACCAAGAGATATATATTTATAACTAATATCATATATTGGAACACAGTTTCCAGAAGACGGTTTTACTGTACAATTAGAACAATCTCTCACATTAGCCAAATTTTCTATAATTCTATATTCATTGTTAAAAATATATAATACATAAATACACGAAAGTATTATAAATATTAAAATAGCTATTTTGATTAAATTTCTAATGTTATTATTAATTTTCATAATATTATTATAATATACTATAATATACTAATATTTTTTATAAAAATTATAAACTATAAACTATAAACTATAATATTATTACATTTTTATTCTAAATAATACTTTATTTTCGGACTCAACTCGAGTAATAGGTGGCATTCCTGGATGTGGAGACATTCCTGGATGTGGAGACATTATTAGATGTGGAGACGTACCCGAAAGGATTCCAAGATCCATTATTTATATTATATATTATAATAAATGCGAATTATATTGATTATTAACAATAATAAATTTGGTATTAAGCGCCAATTCTTCTAAATTAGCGCTATTTGTATAAGTACAAGCACTTCTTAGTCCTCCTAAATAGTTTTCCACAGTATTTTTTAATGGTCCTTTATAAGCAACTTTGAGTTCTCGACCTTCAGAGCTCCTATAATCAGCATTATTATTTGCCGCATAATTATTTTTCATAGCATATGCCGAGCTCATACCATAAAAAAATTTATGTTTAGCTCCTGTTTTTTCATCAACAATCATTTTTCCAGGATTTTCATCGTGTCCTGCAAATGCGCCACCAATCATTACAAAATCTGCACCAGCACCAAATGCTTTTGCTAAATCACCAGGACAAGTAATACCCCCATCACTTAAAATAAAAGCCTTGTTATGTTTATTTTGATCATATTCATAGCATATTTCAAAATTAATGCGATTACGATCTCTACATTCTTGTACGCATTCTAAAATACAACTAAGCTGCGGCATCCCTATTCCTGTCTGAATCCGTGTAGTGCATGCGCTCCCTCCTCCAATACCAATTTTATGAATGTCTATTTCTAAATCATTTAATAATTCTACTCCTTCAGATGTACATACATTACCAGCCAAAATAATCTTTTCAGGATATTCATTCCTTAATTTTCTACAAAATTCATTAAATTTAGAAATATAACCGTTTGCTATATCAACACAAATGAATTTGCATTCGAAATTATCTAAAATATGTGATAAATTGTCATAATCGTCACTACTTATTCCTGTGGAAATCATAAAATAGTCGGGATCTAATTTTGAATCACTATTTTCTTTATTATAATTCAGTAAATCATGTAATTTATGAAATTTGTGAAGAGCAGTTATAATCTTATACGTGCTCAATACTTTGTATAATTCCAACGTTCCTGTTGTTGTCATATTTGCCGCAACAATAGGAATACCTGTCCACATTACTCCATTTTGAAAAACAATTGTCCTTTCTAATATTACATCTTTTCTACTGTTTATTTTGGATTTTTTAGGAAGAATTAGTACATCTCTAAAATCAAAATATTTATCCATACTATCAAATTTATAATTATAAATATTGTCACCCATAATAGTTATTTATTTATTAATTTATATTTATTTATGTTTAAAAATTATGTTTAAATAATTTTTAAATATTATAATTTGTTATATTAATTAGAATATGAGTTTATTAGATTATCC